GAAGAGACCCGCCAACAGGTGCTCGGCGGCGCCCCATGTGGCCTGCTCACCGAACGTCGCCCGGAACACAGCGGACCCCGGCTCAGCGTGGCGGACCAACACTTTGATCTCACGCCAACTCAGTTCCGCGAGGCTCCTGCCACCACGGACCGCCTCATACTCGATGGCCTCCCAGACATCCCGATCCAGCTCTAGGAGGCCGAAGATTCCCCCGCGTCAACCCCGGAATGCTCACCCCACGCGGTGGAGAACTTCTCGAACTCCTCCATTGAGAGGTTGTCGAACAGTTCCAGTTCCGCCGGGGAACAGTCCCGTTCGATCACCCACATGGCGACGTCGATCGGGGACTTGCTGCGCATACGCCGCAGCTCGCCCGCTGTCTTGAACAGGTGCGCCATCGACGGGACCGTGATCGTCCCACCAGCGTCCGTCTTGTAGACGAAGTCGTCGTCGGATCCGGGTCCGCGTTTGGCGGACAGCTTCTTCGGTGCAGGCATGCGGAGCCTCTTTCAGTTGGTGGAGCCCCAAGGTGTGTTGACCTCCCGGCGCGGGGGCTCCGCATGAGTCGCGCCGGGAGGAGTTTGATCAGGAGAAGTCGCCGTCCGAACGGTATAGATACACACTGTTGCCGGTCGCGTCCGGGTACGCCTCCAACGTCACCGAGTACTGAACCGACCCGGTGCGGGTGAATGAGATGTCGCCGCGTTCCGTGATCTGCCCGTTCGGCACCACGATGCGGTAGGTGCGGGGCAGGTCCACGAGGGTCGAGTCAGCCATGTTGAAGCACCACGACTTCGGGGTCGGCTCGATCGAGTTGAGCTTCACCGCCGTGTACTTGCCGGTCGACACGGTCGCAGCGGTCACGGTCACATTCGCCGCGCCGTACGTCGCCTGCAACATCGCGTCCTGCGTTTCCAGGAACGTCCACGACAGGGTCGCGGTGAACTCCGACAGGAACGTGCGGACCTGATCCCCACCCCAGTCGCGGATCTTCTCCCACGAACTGGACTGCGACAGGTTGATGCCGTCCTCGGAGATGTAGCCGAGGTCGACGAACGCGACGTTCGGCGCGACGACAGGTGTGGTGGGCAGTGCGGTCCCGAGCGGGGCAGCCATGACGGCACCCGTGACTCGGTCCGGCGCACCAACCAGAACATTGGCGGTTGAGACGGCCATTGGTTTCCCCTTCGGGTTCTGCGGAGCCCCGGAAGGAAGTTGCTGCTACGCCAGCACTTGCACTGGCAGGTAAACCTGTTTCGTGAAAACGAACCTCGGTGAACCCGACACAGGATCGGGCTGGTTGATCAACCCACCGACCTGGACGACCCGCGTACAGGCGTCATGCTGGTCAGGCATGGCGTCGATCAGTGCCTCAGTCAGACGGCCCAGGTCGGACGCGGTCACATCGTCGGCAGCCCAACACTCGAAGGTGATCATCGGCGCGTGCCGGCCCTGATCAGGTCGGAACCCACCCATCAACCGGACCTTCACGAACTTCGCCGGCCGAGGGTCACGGATCTTCGACCCCACGGACGCGGTCTCGCTGTGCGCCGTGAACTGACCCTTCAGGTACGCCACAACGACGGCGACACCATCGGTGGTTTGCAGGATCTCAACCACTCTGCACCGACCCCAACGCGGTCAGTAGGACATGGTCGGTCGCCTCGTCGCGGCGAGCCTTCTGGGTGGCGGTGTTGATCGACACGCGGGCACGGCTGACGCCGATCCACGTTTCCGTGTCGTACTCATCGGGTTGACCCGTAGCGGCGACGATCTGCGCGGCCAACCCCTCCATCACGTCCACGACTGTGCCGATCTGACCCTTCAGGATCTTCTCGGCCACGTCGTGGTTGATGGTCACCCGGTGCTGGTTAGCCATCGGCCTTCTCCAGTGTCACAGCCACTCCCGGAGTGGAACCCGTGTAAGGGTTCCGCCAGTCAGCGGGGTCACCGTCCACGAGGTACACCAGACCGCGGACCGTCACCCTTGATCGGGCTGTCACAACCGTCCCAGCGGGCGCGAACACCCGCGGTGCGGTCGTGACCGGGTTGCGGCCGGGCTCGTAAACCTCCTGAGATGCCCCAGGATCGAACGCGCAACCCTGCACGGTCACCGGAGCCGCGAACGTCTCCACCGGGTTGCCGTGGTCGTCCTCAGCACCCACAACGCGCGCCTCGAAGATCACCGACTCCCCGAACAGGTACATCAGTAGGCCACCTGTGTTGAGAACTGGTCATGCTCAGGCCAACGCCAACCGATCAGGCAGAGTTCGTCTGGCCTGGTCGGGTGCGCCACGTACACCAGCTCCGGGCATTCCAGAGTCAGCATCAGGACTTCTCGGCGGCCTTCGGAGCAGGCTTAGCGGCGGCCTTCTCGCCCGCCTCAGCCTTCTTCTGATCCGCCGCATGACGCGCCTCGGGGGTCGCCTCATGGATCCAGTCGAAATGGGCCAAGTCATCCGACGCGACGGCGATCTTCTCACCCGCCACCGTCACATGACCCTCACCATCCGTGCCGACGTAGCTGATACCGCTCACCAGCGGGGTCCGCTGAGTCATTCGTACCTCCTCAGGTGAACACCGGGCCAGGACCCGGCGTGATCATGTACGCGACCTGCCTGCGGTCCCGCTTACCCATCAACCGGGACAGCTCGCGGGACTTGATGTACAGGTCGCCGGCAGCGTTCGCTGTGGCCTTCGTCTTCGTCACCGCGAACGGGCCGGTCTGCTCCGTGGTGGCGCTGTTGCCCTCCGGGTTCAACATCACCCGGCGGACCATGCCCGCCACCACATCGCGGACCGTGGCGGCACTCAAAGAGCCCGCCGTGATCCGCTCGTCAACGTCGTAGCCGCCGACGTCCGGCACAGAATCCCGAACCATCTGCGACGCCTGGTCAATCCAGTAGACGACCGACTCGATCTCATCCGAAGTGAAGGAACGCCCGATCTTGACGTCCGACCAATCGGCGTACGGCTCCATCAGGCGTCACCTCCCCGAATCAGGCGACAGCGGTGATCTTGTAGATGGCGCCCACGTCGGTGATGACCGGCTTGAACACCGACCGCACCCGGACCCGGACGCCGTCCGAACCCTCCTCGCGGTACGACTTCATCTCGGTCAGATCACCAGCGGACTGGTACCCGCCGCCCAGGTTCTCCGTGAGGATGAACCCGGCCTGCCCACGATCGAGCAGGAACGCCGCAGTCGCGGCGCCACCCGGGAGGTTCGCTGCCGGAACCGGGATGATCTCCAAGCCCGCGAGAACCGGGAAGCGACCCGTGTAGACCGGGTTCGACTTGTCCTCACGCGCCATCGCAGCAGCGAGAGCCGCGTCCGTAGCCAGGAACGGCCACACCGCGTCCGGGATCAGCAGGGTGTCAGCCTCGTACCCGAGGTTCAGCGCGCGCATCGCGGACTGAGCCTTCAGGATGTCGAGGAGGATCTTCGGGGTGCCCGTGTTCCACACCGCGCCGGCACCGGTGGTGTAGGTGGCGGCGGCGGCGATCGCAGCGCACACGGCGGCATCGATCAGGATCCGCATGCTGTTGTTGATCTTCATGAGCGACTTGCTGAGCGCGCCGAAGTTGTACCGCGAGATCGCCTCATCAGTGATGATGGTGTCCTCGCCGTACTTCGCGACCGCCGCAGTAGCAGCAGTGCCGTTCGCGGTCTGCGTGAGCTGGTACTCAGCGCCCGGAGCGACCTGAACCGGCGCGTCCGCGGCGGTGATCCCCTCGCCGACCTCCTCGTAGTTGATCGACCCGGAAGTCGTCACAACCCGATTCGGCAGGAGCAGGGACCCGACGTACCGCTGCTGCGCGAGATCCTGCAACGCGCGCGCCAGGAGCGGAGTCGAGTTCGCGAACCGACTCGCGGTGATGTTGTCACCGGAGATCGTGTTCGCAGCGGGGGGGAAAAGGTTAGCCATGTGCGAATCACCTCAATGATTCAGGAGCAGAGGCGATCCGCCGTCTGCTAAGTGGGAAAGTGAAACCGCCGTGACAGCGGGCGGATCAGTTGGTGAAGTAGACCTTCACCAAGTTGTTCGCGGCGGTCGTCAGAGCGGTGCCGACGATCGCCCGGGTGTTGGTCACGTCCGCAGCGGTCGGCGTGGTCACCGCGGCCAGGGCGGTCACAACACCAGCCGTGCCGGCAACGACCTGCGCACCCGCGGTGATCGCACCCGAGGACACCAAGGTCGCGACCTTCGGTGAGTACACGGTCACCACACCACCGGAAAGGCAGTCGAACCCAGCGACACCGACCACGGAGATGCTGTTCGCAGCGGCGTGAGCGACGGTCCCGTCGCCGGACACCGCGAGCAGCTTGCCGCCGACGACATCCGCGGAAGTCGTCGCGCTCCAACGCTGCCCGGGAAGGAACTTGGGGAGAAAGTCGGCCATTGTTGTGGCCCTTCTGTGAGTTACTTACGATTGGGGAAAACACTTGACCGGAACACTTCGTACTCGGAGTCAAGGTCGGAGACGACAGGCTCGCGCCCAGCGTTAGGGGACTCCGGTAGTCGCGTCGGTGCGGGCTGCACAGCGCCCAATCGCTGAGCCAAGAGTGCAGCGCGTTCAGCGATGTCATCGCCAGGGCCGAGCAACGCCAGGTCGTCACGGGACAGCCCATGCGTGATGGCTGCCTCATACCGGGCCTTCTCGGCTGCGAGTTCACGATTCGACTTCTCCAGATTCGCCAACCGATCGGCCTGGCGCTCCGCTTCCGTCTTGTCGCGGTCCTCGTACTCCTTCAGGCGCGCAGCGAGTTCCGTGCGCTCCTTCTCGGCCGTCTTCCGAGCGTCGCGCTCAGCTTTCAGGGCCTTCTCGCCGCCCTCACCCAGAGGCTTCGACTCCTGGGATTCAACGGCGGGTGCTGGTGCCGCAGACTCCACAGGAGCGGGTGCGGCGGGGGTTTCGGGGGTCGGGTCAGCCATCGCGGCGTACTCCATTAGGTTGCGCCCGTCGCGTCGCGCTCAGGGCATACGAAAACGCGCGCCCGGATCGACCAGACGCGCGCTGTGGATAACCGAAACTACTCGGGCAGGTCGCCCGTCGGCATCGACTTGACAGACAGGAACGCATCAGACCACGCAGCAGCCAACCTGGCCCGCGTGATACTGCCGGCGTTCGCGTCCCAACGGCAGGGCTTCGGCACACGTCCCGCGAGAACGTCCCGCGCAGCGTCCGCACCCTCAGCTCGGGCAGTGGCCTCAAGCATGGGTGGGAGCGAGCCCCTAACCATGCCCCGATCATACCGGTCAGGTCAAGAAATCGTCGACCCTTCGACCGGTACCCAACCCACCAGTGAGCAACTGGTGCCGGTAATCGTCCAACGTCAGTCGACCGTTCAGATCCCAGTATTCTTTGAGTTCATCACTGGCCCACTTCCGTGCCCGAGCTTCCGGGCCGTGGAACAGGTTCGCAGGGTCAATCCCGCGAGCCTCACCCTGCCTCGACAGCATGTGTCCACGGGTTTCGTTCTCCGCATCCACATACGCCCGGGCGCTCCTCTTTCCTC